CGACCCATGAGATAATAAAATTTTCATCCACATGTATGTAGTCTAAATATGAAATTACTATTTGAGTTGCCATTTTAATGCCTAATAATGTAGTTAACCACCACGTATGGTGAGAATGAATTTGTTCCTGCAGCAGTAACGGCTCCAGTTAAAGCATTAGTCAAAGCCGCATTTCCTGTTAGCGTTCCTGTAGTTGTAACAGCCACAGTTCCTGTTAAAGTTCCAGCTAATGTATGTGTATGATTATGAGCAGTTCCTGAACCTGCATTAGAAATTGCCTGGTTAGAGTTAAATTGAGATGCTGTATGTCCCCTGGTACACTGCGCATCGCTGTTTAGTCTAAAAATTCCTGAATCAGTGTTCATTTGTCCATCACCCCATGTAAGATTATGGCCATGAGAAGCTAGTTGAGCAGTTGTCAAAGATGTATTAGCAATGCTTCCTGTCACTGTCACTGCCTGATTATTAGCTACAGTACTTGTAGCAGTAACAGCTTGGTTATTTGCCAAAGTGCTATTAACAGCTTGGTTATTAGTCACGGCTACTGTTACAGTATTTGCGCCACCCGTAGCTGCTAAATTATAAGTATTTCCGTCATATCCTTGAGGAGTCTTGCCTTGAAGGTTTGGAACATTGAAAGTTGAAGAACCATTTCCTGCACCATAAGTTGTACTTATAACTCCAAATAAATCCACATATGTAGTTCGTGATACAGCTGTACCATCACACAATAAATATCCATTAGGAGCTGTTGCTTTGCCCCAAGGTTTAATTGCTCCTACTTCTCCTCTACCTGTTATATCTTGTAAATTAGCCATTAGTCGTTATTTGCTAGCCTCCATCCATTTGTTGAGTCTGAGTATACCAGTTTTATTGCTGCATTGTTAGTAGAAATCGTTAAATCCGATGCCGCTCCTTGTATATTTTCCGAGTTTCTTCCAACTGTTATATTAGCCGTTGCGGCATTTGCCACACAATCAATAATACTTACTTCATCTCCTATACTTGGAGATGCAGGAAGTGTCACTGTAAATGCCCCTGTAGTTGCTGTATCAGCAAAAACTCCTTCTCCTGCTGCCGCAGTATAAGCTTCTGTTTTAATTCCTTGCCATGCAGTACCAGCAGTTCCCCATGATAGGACTCCAGCAGTAGTTGATTTTAAAGCTTGCCCATTGGCAGTTGCAACACCAGCAGGCCAAGTAACTGTATATGTAACTGTAGTTCCTGATGCTTGGTGAGCAATATGCTCTCCACCAGTTGAATCCTGCAGTCTAAGATCTCCTTGAGCAACAATATCTAATTGAGTTGCGCTAGGAGAATCAATATTTCCATCAGCATTTTTAATTATAGCTTTGCTTGCTGGGAGTGTGCAAAATATTTCTTTTGTCCCCGCACCAAAACTGACTGCACTATCACTATTTGAACTAGAGATTGGTGTTGTACGTGTAATAGTTGAACTATCAGCAGCTAAGGTTCCTAACCCTACTTCCCACTCTGTAGGAGTGTCAGTATTAACAATTGCATAGTATGTGGTATTTGAATTACCAATACCAGCTGAAAAAGTTTCAAAACCTGACGTTGCTCCGGCAAAGGTCATTGCCCCCGTTCCGGTTGTGCTCGAGGTCTCCTTTACACGGTCATTAATTACTAATGCCATTTAAGCTCCTACGCTAGTCTAAGAATAGCGTTCGATGCGTCTGCTGCTGGAAACTGTATGGTAAACGTTCCAGCTGTCGATGTTTTATCCCCGCCAAAATCTAGTACTACAACTGCTTTATCTGATTGACTAGAGTTGTAAATTAATGCCCCTCTTGCAGTGATAGTCGCAGTTGTCCATGATGAATCCGAAAAATCACAGCATGCAGTATCAGTACTTAATGCTGGAGTAACGCTCGTTAAAGTATTTCCTCCTGAAGAATATCCTGTTCCTGAGACTTCGTTTGTTGCTGAATAAGCAGTCGTCGATTTAGATAATGTAGCGGAGCTAGTAAACAACGCAATTTTAAAAGTATCCCCCGTGGTCGCAGTAAAATTATGAACCGCGGTTAATACCTCTGTTTTAAAACTGTTTGCTACAGCTTGAGTAATTGCCATATTATTGTCCTCCTGGTTGTGTCGCGCCACCCATTGGCTTGATTGATCCTAGTTGAGGTTGAAGCGATGGTCGTGTGATTCTTAATGCACCGTGCATATATTCATCACGTTTCGCTCTTCCCATTTGTTGCATAGCTACAGCTTGAACAGCCTGAGCATATGATTGTGTATAAGTTTGCAGTATATCCATGGGTCCTTTTAAAAATGTGAAGGCTTCCACGAGACAACCGTATAATAGCGCCTTTGGAGCGTTAAGACTTAACCAAGAAGTTGTAACAGAACTTGATAAAGCCTGATCCAATTTACTCAAGGACAGCTCAAAAGTCAAGCCTGAACTTGGTGTTGGAACAACATATATACTGTTGTAATCCCATTGTGTATAATATTTAGGGGTTCCTGTCAAGTTTCTGTTTGGCCAGTACTCATTCATAAATGACCTGTCCTTTTCCTCTAAGAATGTCCTATCTCCGGTAGTAGTAGCTGAAGCTGCATCTGCTACAATATTAACACTTCTAATGACAGAAAATGTCGATGGTGTTGGGGCTGTTCCTCCCGGAACAATCAAGAAAGGATTAGAAGCAGTAAAAGTTGTATATTGATAGGCATGAAAAGCTGGAATGTCCAGCTGTCTTAAAAGATCATTTTCAGTATGCTGAATAAAATCATCAGTAATAGTAGACGTCAGAACATCCGTGCTAACTTCTGTATAGTCTAATATTTGTTGTGTTAATTGTGCGTATGTTGTCATTATG